TTACTCATCATATCCCAGTCTTTTATATGTGCCATTTTCCAATGAGCCATCTTTTATCTTTAATACATCTTTTGAAAATAAGCACTCCCACACTCGCTTCTGTCCTTTAAGCTTATTTCCATCATCAGAATAAGTTATTTGGATATTAATTTTATCACCTGAAATTTGATAGGTGAACAAATAGTTAGACACAAAGGTAGCCCCGCTAAGAAGTGCATAATATCCAGTTCCATCACTCTCAAACTTAATGTATTTATGAGTCCCCTCTATACCTGTTGACCAGGTTCCTACAATATCTTCCGAATTCAAATCAATCCAATCATCATCATCGGACGAACAACTACTCAATACGATAGGGAAAAACAAAATCATCAAAAATAAAATCTTTTTCATTTCATGTAATTATTTAGTTTGTAAATTTAGTCTGTGTTTACTGCGCAAAGGTACGGATTATATCAATATAATATCAAATATTAGTAAGATTATCAAATTGACAACATGATTTTCATCCCAATAAATCACCACCCCACTTAATAAAAGCAGGGTGGTTTTTCTATTCATATTTCCATTCATCTAATAACTTATTTCAAATAAATTCTTACTGTTACTGGATATTGTCACAATTGTATTTATTTCATTTGTATACTCCTCCGGAGCATCTATTTCAATAAAATGTTCTGGTAACTCTAACAATGGTTCTGTAAGTTTTTCCCCATTGATATAATAAGTATATCCTAAATATATTTCAGGACCAAAAATATCACCGTCAGAAATTCTTTGTAATACTTTTCCTTCTGATGCTATTAAGTGAAAACTAGGAATATTGTTTCCTATGATAATTTTTCTCTGTTTCATTTTACTCCTTTATTTACATATTATTACCAAGTTTTCAAGGAGAACTCGGTTATTACGTCCTTTGACGAACTCAAATACTTTACTGGTATACTAAAAATCCTTATGATCCAAATACTATGAAAGCTTTACATTATATGGAATTCCACCAATGTACAAACCTAGAAAGTGTGACATTGATGCCTAACATTAAGAAAATTGGAGGTCGCGTGTTTGCCGGATGTATATCTCTCAAACGCATGACGATACCCAGTTCTATAGAAACAATAGAAAGCGGTGTTTTTGATGGTTGCACATCATTGTTGACGGTAGATATTCCATCTACGTATATTCCAGCAGTATTTCCCGACAGCATGTTTAAAGGTTGTTCTTCATTGACATCATTAATAGAAATACCAGACACTGTGATAACAATTGGACAGACTACCTTTATGGGATGCTGTTCACTGGAGGGGGTAAAAATGAAAGGGACTACCCCTCCTACACTCGGATATGGCGTATTTAATGATACGACATTCCCAATATACGTTCCCCAAGAAGCTGTTAATACATACAAATCAGCTTCCGGGTGGACCTCTGTATCTTCTAGGATTGTAGGGTACTAGTTTTCTACCCCAATATATTATTAATGATTGTTTAATATACATTGTCCGGATTTATGTCAAAATTATATTCAGAAATTGATCTGAAGCTGTTCCAATTAGATGCCTTACGGTATATGTCTCGGCATCCTACAGGCACAAATAAATCACATTGGTCAGGGTTATCTCCCCAACCGTTTGACAATGTTGGTGGTACCGTTGTTTTTATATACAACTTTTGGATATTGGAGCCACGTCGCCAATAATCAAGTATTTGTGATGTTCTAGCAGGAAGAACTAAAGTTGTAAGCGGCGTATTCTCTAACCAGTAATCTTTACCGATTATCAAAGGAACGTCACCACCATCTTCAAAAATAATGGTAGTCAGATTAGTACAGTTATTAAAAACTCTTCCGCAGGCCAAGCCAACAGACTTAGGGATTACAATGCTTGATATTTTTGTATTGGCGAAAAATGATAAGGAAATGTTATAGATGTTAGGTGGTAAAATAATAGACTCTAATTTAGAGCAGCCCTCAAATGGAGCTGTATCAATTCTATTAAGATAGGGATCCTCCATATTGAATTCCCTGCTATTTGTATAGTTCGTGAAATATTTAAATTCGTCAAAGGACGTAATAACCGAGTTCTCCTTGAACTTGGTGCCTAGACTGGTCACTGCCGCTGCCCTAGCAACTGTTAACTCCGAACCAGTCCCCCAATTCTGTACGCATATTTTCTTTACAACACTGTCTTTAAAATCAATGTACGCTATTCCTGTCATATTGAACTGAATTTGCGGAAAATAGCTTTTCACACTATAAAGTTTGTCTGGAGAGTAGTTTGCGGTACAGTGTAATTTTCCAGACAGAACAGGAATTATGTCATCATCCCTATTTCCATCATTAATTCCATGATAACCATTTTCTGCAAATGCGATAAGAGTATCAAGTATTCCCCCATCTCCCCCAAAATGTTCATCAAATCCTATTGCCCTAATATACCTAAGTGCATGTCCATCTTTTGAGTAAATTGAATACAATCTTGAAAGCGAGTTCCTACATCCGTCACAGTTCTCCACCCAAAAATCGGTTATTTCCTCTTCGTTATTGATTTTCATAACAGCCTTAGAATACCCAACCATTTTTATTTTACTGGAACCAGCATCATAAGTTACACTTTCAAGATTATCATTGGGGGCTGGCATTACTTCAAAGATGTTGTCAGAATCAATAATCAGATCTGTAATATATGTACAATCTGATAAATCTAAAACAACACCACTTCCTGTAAATGCGGATGTCCCCAAGGTTCTTAATGTATCAGGAAGAGTTATTGTGTCTAACTTAGAACATCCTACAAACTCGTTAGTCAAAGAATTGATTTTAGATAATGCAAGTTCATTGAAAGACTTAATTTCTTTTCCTACAAAAACATTTCCCAATTCAGTAATCTCTCCCATTTGTCTCTTACTTGTACCTATTCCATCACCAAAATACCTCGCACACAACTCCAGCACAAGTTTATCAATAAAACGGATATAGAATTCTCCACTAATATTTAGCACCAACTTTTTAAAAGTCTTTCGTAACAATTCAACAGAGTCTTCATAGGCACTCGCGTTGATATTCAAAGTACCATCAAGTACCGGAAGTTCATCTTCACCTGCCAAACCTTCACTACTTAATCCCAGATATGTCCCATTAGATAATTCTACCAATTTCTCTAATAGCTCTGAACCATTATATGTTTCAGTAAAACCAACAGCACGAACACGTTTCAGCGCATGAGAAGTGCCTTGTTCGTTTTGAGAGTTCATTATATCCACCAACATTTTCATTGATTGCATTTGCTGACAATCCACTATAAAGAAGTCAGTTATAATCTCTTTACACATATCAATTACTACACCCTCATTCGTAAGCAATGGATAGTTAGACAAAGATATATATTGATTCAAAGAACTAAATTCCACCAATTCAAGCCCCCCACCCGAAGGCAATTTGATTTGAGACAAAGATGTTCCATCAGCATACACTTCTTTCAAATGCGTACACGCGGTTAGGTTCAGCGCACCACTCAATTGCCGGATATTGGATAATATCAGCTTTTGCAATGAGACACAATTGGATATTGTCAATGATGAAATAGAAATGGTTATCGGTTCTGTTTTATGTCCAAGACGTATTTCACGCAACATCTTACCCTGAATAACCATTGATCCTTGTACATTCTTATCATGCCAGTCACCAATATCCTGTAAATAAGAAGCTCCTTCAATTGTATTTTGCTGATCTCCAGAACCTGAAAGTTCTATTTCCATTTCACATACTTCACCAGCCTTCGTTCGTTTTCCTTTAATAATTGAAGTACCGTTGGAAATAGCCGCATACATATCCATAGCGGGTGTAAGTGCATATTTTATCGTATTTCCGGCAGCACGCACAGTTATAGTATCAGTACCGGCAGCAGAGAATAAACCAAACGAGTATTTACTCATCATATAAAGAATACGCTTCGTAATCCAGCGTTGTTCAGCCAAATAGTGATCGCCTAATGACTGGGTAATTGGATCTGTATCATTTGAATAGATACCTCTATTATATGCAAGCTTACCATTTTCATAGCAATATTTTGCATCAGCATTATAGCCATTTGCAGGGAAATACTCCTGCGCCTGGTCGAAGTAATATTTCTTATAGAAAGCATATATCTTTTCAAGATCATTTCCAGATTTTAAGCCACCGAGTTCCTGCATTGCACTCATAGACTTACGCATACTTGTGATTTTCTCTTCTGGGAAAGCAAGTTCCATCAAGTTAAAGAAGTTATTTGTCTCACCATTCCAAATTGCAGCTCCGGTTTCATCAAGATCATGGGTCTCAACACTATATTCTTTATCCGGAAGACCACGGTTGGTTGTATCAAAACGAGTATCCGCATCATCCACACGCCATCGCCATCTTGAAGTTTCAGTTCCAAAACAGTAAGGATATGTATTCTTTGCACGCTCATCTGTTCCGGCATTAAATTCAACATTATTCATAAAGTACAAACAGTCGTCAATATCCCAGTATTGAGCAGCTTCTTGCCTGAACTTAGCTATACGAGCATTAATAAATAAGGTATTCAATTCATCATTACTCTTTCCTGTCAGATCAGAAATAGAAAGTCCATACCCTTTATCAATAAGTTGGGTCTTCAAATTAATAGTGCCTTCACCGATATCCGAAGGAATGAATTTGCCTTCAGAAGCTTCATAATAATATACGTCAAATTGATTCGGATCACCAGACTTCGCAATCCAAAATTCATAAGGTTGCACACGATATTGAGACATATCTGCATTCAACTCATCTGGAGTGCCCTCAAATGGAAGCAGGCGAGGAGAACACTGATATACATGATTATAGGTTGGTATCCATCTACTTATATTCTCGACTTTGCCAGCTCCAAAATTAATAGAGTTAGCTCCATTATACTGCCATGCCTCTTTGTCTGCATTATATACGATTCTACCACTGTTAGTGTTCCAAGGCACACGAAACAGGGTCAATAATGGTGAGTTATCAGAGCCCTCAATACTTAGCAAACCCGGAAACAGATCCGTATCATAACCAAATGTATTCTTATCTCCTTTATCCGGACCAAATGTATACAAACCTCTGAAGGTATATACAGTTTTCCCTTCATCATTGATGGACTTCTCAAAACAGAAGAAAGGAAGTTCATACACTGATACACGTGCATCAGCATACTTTTCAGTTAACATTGCTTCGTTTCTTAACCCCACCTGTTTATATAAATCCGTATATGAATTGACAGCGCCAATCTTATGAGATTGCATACTTGAAGCAAAGTTTTTCTTTGCAGTAAACTTTTCTCCCGCAGGAATCCAAGGAACCATCTGCCAGGTCTTTTTGCTTGTACTCCCGTCTGCATGAGTAATCACTGAGAGGTTTTTATCAAGCTTATAACTGGTGTTCCATATCCAGTATTTCATAGAAGAGGTTCCCTGACCTTTAGCTGCTACATTACTGATAGCAACATTCCATTCCGGATGGTCATAGTAATAAACCTCCAACGTCCCGACACGTTGTGTTTGATCTGCCATACTCGGAATAATTGTATCAAACACAATAACGTTATACTGATCTACTGTATTGTTAAAATCAATTTCAGAACCATTCGCATCAAGAATATCATTAGCAAGCTTGAACTTATCTTTTTCTTCTGTAGTAGACATCCAGTTCACTAAGTTTGTCTGTACTCCCTGTGAAGTCAGTGCCGAATCATATTCACGAATACCATAGACATCCACGTCAGCAGATTCGGAACCTATTGCAATGATGCCGTTATGAGCAAAGTAATCATTATTTTCATAAGTGAATTCACGATTCTTTATGCCATTAATATATAAGATACAGAGATTAAATCCTGAATTTCCATAGGCATCAGGCATTACTGTCAGTGTGAGTCGAGTGCGTTTTTCTTCAAATGTGTGAAGACTCTGCACATCCTTATCTTTCAAAGATTGAGAGTACATCACTACATCATCCGGATAAATATTCAGACCAATAAACGAATCATTTATCGGAGTAGATATGGTAATAATAGGTTTCGAAAAATCTGTCACATTTGAAATCTGATAGTCTATTTCAAAGGTTTTACCCGTTCGAGCACATTCTTTTGAGAATGGACTATAGTTAATATTCACACTTGAACCTGCAAGCATTCGGAGAGTTTTGTAGCCAAAGCTATCATCCACCCATCCATCATTTCCCCAGTTAACTCCTGACCATTCAGCTTCAATCAGGGAACCATCTATTTCATTAATCATATATTCACGATTACCTTGCCGGTTTGTTCTCGTCTTAGGATTAATATACACAACAGCTCCCGCAATAGCGGAATAGCCAAGAGAGTTGTTTACCTGGAAAGTCAGAGGGGCTGTTAGCAAGATGTCGCCACTCCTTATTGCAGCAATGATGGAGAAATCCTGATTATCAATAGTATCTATTTCAAGTGGCAATGAAAAAGAATATCTGGTAGAAGTAGAGATATTATCTTCTACTGAATTAAAGACCTCTTCACTATCCTTAGTAATTTGGAATATGGCATTAGTACTCACATTATCACCATCATACATCGTATATTCAAACAATGTGTTTTCAGACCAGTTCGTAGCTTTATCTGCTATATTATTAATTGCAATCAACTTTTCCTGTGTTCCGGACACAGCACAAATAATATTAAATGAGATTGTCTTGGTACGAATACTTCCATCCGCATTGGCTACATAAGCGGAAACTCTGAATACACCAGTCTTTTCAGGGTGCGGTATACTATAATTCAATGCTGTCTCTACAAACACATTTGTGCCAAGTGGCAATTCATAGGCTTCATTATAGTCTTTTCCTGAAACAGTTATAAATAAACCCTTAGAAACATTTCCTCCGATATTAAACGGCATAGTGATATCACCGGTATAAGCGGTCCACCATTTAAAGTTATCAGCACTTATGGATAGTGAAGTAAGTTGCACTGTATATACAAAAGCCGGGGTTGATTCCTCTGTCACTTCTCCGGTAACCTTCACCATGACGTTATTTGCACCCGAAGACAAATACTCTGCAATGTCAACCTTAATCGAAACGGCAGAAGATATATACATCTCCCTGACTACTACGTACTCGGAATTTACTGTATTTTTAACAGATATTTGTAACAGCCCTCTCTCCCCCGTATTTTCATAAGGATCACGAATACTATATCGTTCCTGAGATACGAATGTTAAATCTAAAATACATGGATCTCCTTTACTGGCAGACAGGTTTTTTGAGTCCAAGTTATTTACCACACGAATATTACGTTGCACCTTATCGCCTCCTGACATGGAAACAATAAAGCCAACTAAATCATCAAATGTCTTAATAGTAGTACCGTCCGTCATTTCTCCAGTGGGAATAAACATCTCCGATGCGGGAATCCACCTATCATCCTGCTTAACTAAGACAGAACCATTCCGGGGATCTTCTGTAAATTCAACATCCTCCAATTCGCTCAATTTAGCTACTCCTTTGGACTCTTCCCATTCACCATCACCTTTATAATGATACTCTTTACCCTCTGATACTACATACACTTTACAACCTACGCGAAGACGCTCTTCAGGAAGAGAATCACGTTCTTCCAACGTTGAGACTTCCTTATATCCTCCCTTACCATATTTACTATCATGGGTTGGATATTTATCTTCATCAGTGCCCGGAACAATAGGAGCATATATATTTGTTCCTTTCAATTCTTCACTCATATCTACTACATTTTTAAGTTTTTCAATTTCACTATCACAATTATAATCATCACCAACATGGCAGTACCTCCAAAATCCAGTTTGAACTGTTGCCATTTAGACAGTTGCTTCTCCACCGGATAAGGAATCTGTATCGAATCTACCTTCATTAAAGTATCTGTTCTGTTTACGTACTGATATCTATACAAATACTTGTATTTATACTCACATACAGTATCTCCTTTCACCATCACATATACACTGTCACGATGATATATGCTGTCATATCGGATACTATCACGAGCCCGGTATTCGGTTCTTATCGTCTCGACAGGAATATATTGGGTTCTACAAGAGCTCAACCATCCCCCCAACGTGATAAGAATAAACAATATGCATGGAAGTAGCTTCATCTCTTATTTTTTTTCAAGTAATCTATTATTCCATCCACATGAATTTGTGTAACCATTAGTTTACCTTCATCAGATAATAAATATTCGACATCCTCCTTATTATCTTGAAAGAAGTTCTCCGTCAGTATAGCCGGACAAACTGTATCCCGACATATAGCAAGATTTTGCATCCAGAATAATTGCCCGGGCATTGGCTGACGAACAAAAACATCTTTTTTAATAGCTGTTTCCCCTAAACATACAGCCAAGCTCTTGCTATTCACTGATGCATTATTAGATACAAATACACTCCATCCATGCGCAGACAGCCAATCTGAACCGGAACCGGCAGCATTGCAATGGATAGAAACTAATATAGCATTACCTCCGGTTTCTCTATAAATCGTATTTGCACGCCTACATCGTACAGATAAAGGTATATCTACCATTTCTTTAACGATCCTTTCGGCATCTATCCCTTTATTTCTCAATCCGATTATTACCATACCAGCAATCCTTCTTGTATATTCCCATTCTCTCAATCTTCCATCCGGTGAACGCTTACCGGGAGTATTCTCACCATGTCCGTTATCAATCAATACTTTCATTGTTGCACCTCCTTTATTCTATTTTTAAATTTAGGTGGAATTCTTTTCAGACATTCCCATAAATCGCATCTACTCAATTCTGCTTCTTTAAGTTGCAATTCTGCCACATATCTTTTATGTATATCTTCCAAATGAGCAGATTGCTCCTCTCGAAGTTCAACATAAATAGCATCAATCTTCGCATCCCGTTGAGCAATACGTTCCTCCAACCAGGCAACTTGATTACGTTCATTCTCATTCTCTGCCGCATCTGCCGCTGCATCCTCTTTCCTTGCGTCAGTCTTCCGATTAACGTAAAAGTTAACCATCCACTTGATTGCTTCCAAACCTCCTAAAGCTCCGAGTATAGTTAGCCAGTCGTTTAGTTCCATATATACTCTACTAATCTTGCCTGTTTAGTACATCGTACCGAAATCCATCATATTTACTAATAAGAAGCGTAAGAGTATCTCCTTTAACCATTGTTACATTAATCAAATTCGCATTCCAATCATATACGTTATTAATTGTTATGTCATAGGACCAAGGTCTTATATGAAGAGTGAACATTACTGAAAAATCACCAGGGAGTGATGTTAAACCAAAATAAGATGCGACGGTTGATTCGGTTGGAAGGTTTAAACTCATATTGCGATTAGATGCAAGTAAATAAACGCTGTATTTTGAAAAATCAAAATCCTTACCATCGTCAGAGCTGCCATTTATCCAATATATGGGTCTGGCTATTTTCATTCCAATGCACGAAGTAGCAACTATGGGCGCATCTGATTTGATCCCATAATTTCTTTTCGCTCCGCTCACATTTATCATCATACCATAATTAGCACCATTGTATGAATCATTTTTAGTATTATTAGTGAACCTGCACGTTGAAGTGTAAGCTCCACCCGCTGTACCAGGAATTGTATCACCTCCTAATAACGAATAACTATCACTGTTTCCTACACGAATAAGGTTATTATATATCGCAAGCTGTCCGCCGCCATATTCTGTATTCACTTCAGAACCTATGCGACCACTTGTAATTTCAAAACCACCAATAGAGCCTTTTTCCGCAATTATCGTCCCTTTAAAAGTGCCTTTATCAGCATTCACTGTCCCATTAAAAGTTCCGCTATCCGCAATTACCTCTCCCTTAAACTTATACTTCTTATTTATCGGGTCAAGTTCAAAAACGATTTCATCATCCACTAAAGCAAAAATTCCAGAATGTTTATTTCCTTCTTTATCTATAAGACAGTCTTTGCCTTGTACAATGCCAGTCAATTTTCTATCAGAAGAACGTACCCCACTAAACATTTTAGGAGTTACAATATAATCTTCCCCTAACTCTGTTGCATAGCCGTTCCATTTCTCAATCCACGAAAGAAGATTTGCATCCTTTCCAGGCTCCCCTTTAATTTTTATAGCTTCTCCCCATTCTCCATCAGTAACATTCTTCGCTACTTTCTGCGAAATCCAAATAACAGACGCAGTTGCATTGGTATGCCAACCTTCTGTTGTGCCGTCTCCAACTGGTTTTGCCGGTTCCTTTTCACTGTCATTATAGGTTATGTATACCCTCATTCCATCTTCACCGTCCGCACCAGGTTCACCATTCGTACCATCCACCCCGTCGTTGCCATCTGTAACCATTAAAGCCCATACTGCACCAGTATAGATATAAACCTGACCATTATCCGTATCCCGATATGCCCAGTTCTTTTGAGGATTGGCAGGAGGAGTTGAAGAGTCTCCTTTCCAAACAATATCAAGACCATCTTTACCCGGCTCTCCTTTTAGATTTTCTTTTGCATCATTATCCAGATTGTCCCAAGTAAGTACAACACCTTTCATTGTACAAACGTATTCCAGTTCCTCCTCATTCAATTCCCAAGCAATTGCTCCTCCAGCAATATATCCAGACTTATTTGGTTTGAACAAAGCTGATTTATCTCCCAATTCAGCAGTACCATCCGGATATAAGCAATAAGTAGTATGTCCTGATTTATCAATTCCCTTTATCATTCCATTCACACTATAAAATCCTCTCGCTCCATCACCACCTGGAATATCTCCTCCCAAACGAACTTTCAAGCAATCTGACCAATCTTTTGAATAAATTTCATCCAACACATCAATAGCCGGTTGCAATCCTTCGTTAGCATGCATATAAATAGCAGAATGGCGACCTACATATTTCTCATCGTGCGAACTATTACCGAATTGCACAATATCATCTCCCGGAGCCGGTGGGTTCAGCACTATCCCCTCTTCATCCAAATCAAATTCAGATAAAGGAACCCGAATGATTCCATCTGCTACTGATTCTATCTCAACATGATAAACCTTCTGACTTCCGGTAAACTCCTGACAACGGATAAAGTCATGTTCCATAAAACTCATATCAGCATCTTCCAGTGTGATAAGATAAGCAGTTCCATCTTTCGATAATTCAACAGCCTTTACCTTCCCACAACCTTGTGTTATAGCTTGTGCGCCAATAATAGCCCTCACTTTACTGATCAGCATTTCGAATACAGTAAACTGTCCGCGAACACGAATCGAGTCTATTTCCAACATCCATTTGCCTTTGGCATATTCCCATATCTTCCACCCATGCCCTGCAAATCCTGACACAAAATCTTCCACATATTCTTTCACTCCATTTGCTAGTTTCTGCCCGGTTTCTTTAGCAGAACAAAGGAAGCCATAAAACTTACCGTTACTCAATATTGCCATTATTTTATTTCTATATTTAATACACCCGTCTGGATGCTGTTTAACCTAAAAACTGTATAACTCTCCGTATATCCATAAGCATTAGTAATCTCCCGAATCTCCTCTATCCAATCAGAATTACGCAATCCTCCAATCCAAAACTGAATGCCAGCTACCATCGATGTAGGTAAAATGTAATAAGGATATTTACCACCTGTACAATCAAACACAGTAGAAGCTTGCGCACGCCCCGCCCATAGACTGGATAAAGCCAATACTTCTTCATCAGTAAGCATTTCACGAACAGAAACTCCATAATACTTTTTCAATCTAAATTCAACAGAAGTCGATTTCGTATAAGTTTGTCCATCAAATATAGCCGACAAAATATAAGTTGTATCAGTAACAATACCTTCATATTGCTTTGTACGCATATTAACCGCAATCGTTTCTCGATTAATTGATTGAGATATTATATCCCGATCATAACTCCAAGAAAGATTTATCGTTTGCATGCTACCTTTCTCATACGTAGCTCCCCCAGTGAAAGTCATAGTAAATGGAAAGACCTCATCCATCAATTTCGAAACATTTGAAAATAATGTTGTGTTAACCGTCCACTCTGAAGCTCCTGAAAGACGAACTATCAAGTCATTTGTTTCCGATATTTCATCTGCTTCTTTACTCACATTAGTTATTTCCCCAAGAGTCGTAATATCACTCCTTATTGATAATTCTTCTACCAGAGCATCATCTTCTTCCACTAAAGCCATTGGAGAAACTTCTATAATTTCCTGTTTACGAACAACAAGACCGTTGTTAGCTTCTATCAGTTCTTCAGAAATTAATCCTTTAGAAAAACTAATTAACCCGGTAGCTTCATCGTCATTAATTTTACTTAAAGCACGCTCCCCGATCTCATTAATAATTCTTTTTGAAGAAAATGTATTTCTATCTGATGGCAAAGTTTTATCGTTTACTCCAATCACGTAGACACTAGTTCCACCTCCTCCATTTACACTAATTCCACTATATGTCTGTCCTTTATAAGTCAAAGAATCCACTTTACTTTCAATTGCTCCCAAACGAGAATAGGCAGCAGTCTCACCAACTGTATAAATTGGGTGATCGTAAGGAATATCCAAAGGCCATTCAAATCCGATAACACGGGATTGACGACCATCCTTAAAATATGCCTTATTGATAAGGTTCACTTTGTCTCCAACCTCAAATGTACGGAGATTACCGTTGTTGTAGATAAATTCCGGAACCATCTCACAATTATAAGTAGACGGATCAATCATCGACTTTTTTATATACTTTTTTGCCGTTTCAAACAACCTTTGTTCTGAATTAGGTAGCATCTGTTCAGAAATAAACGCAGTATCAAAGCCACTAAGAATATAGGTATCAGCCGGGACATCTTTTCCGTTTTCAAGATGAATCGCTTGAGGAAAAAGCGTATCATCTGGAAGATAGCGCCCGTAATTATCATTGCGGATAATTTTAAAAGTCGTTCCAGTAGCATCACTTTCTTCGATATTAATCACAAATTCAAGACCTGAAAGTTTACCTGTCTGAAATATTAGTGTAAGGTCTTTGCCCTTAAGTTTAAAGTCATATGTAAATTTCTTAAGTTCTGTATCCTTAAATGTGTAAACTGGATATTTGTTTTCGGTAGACTCCTTAGTTTCTTCATCTTTTTCCTCTATCCATTCAGGGTCAGGAACAACATTGGTATTACCTACATATTTAGGATATTCATCCTCAAAAGTAACAATCTCTTCAACTACTTCTTCTTTTGGCATTTCAACGTTATCCGAATCGTCATAACGTTCATCATCAATGTCCATACGTTCCCCTGTTGGACTATAACGATAGGCGTCAACATAAGGAATCCCTTCTGGTAACATTAATCGTTTCTGAACAATTCCATTTAAGGTCATTTCTTTATCGTCCTTGCTGAAATAACTATCAGGGACTTTGCCTTTGATGATGTTGTTGATGGTATATCTGTCACCTAAGGAAGCCGTTACTCCTTCGGGAAGACGGATAACATTTGAATTATCTCCTGTTAGCAAATCTGGGTTATAAACAGCATAGAATATCTGTCCAGCGTTTGAACCGGAAAGGAATGTCACCGAAGTATTGGTTGAAATTGCTTTATTTTCCAATATTAAATTAAATGAAATACGTGCAGAAACACCACGAGGAGCTATATCAGTTTGTGCATTCACTGTCAGTACTGCTTCCAAACTATCAGCATCTTCCTCTATATCAATAGAAGAGGGAAGATTAAGTGTATCCTTGAAGCCATTTACTGTATTATCAACAATATAGTGCTCTCCACTGATACTATACATAGTATGAGATGTACCAGATTTTATATAACATAAATCCAGCTGATAATTATACGTTCCTTTAGGGGGATAATACGCAGTTGAACCTGTACCAGTTATTCCACTAATCATAAACGGAATAGATGTCGTTAATACTGAATAAGCTCCTTTAGTTAATGAACTTATCACAGTATATTTAAATTGTTGACTTCCATTAGTGATAACTTTATCAATATCAATTTTCCCTTCTACAGTCTTTTTAGGGATTAAATCACGTGACGGAAAAAAAAATATATCAAGCGCTCTTTCTGTATCAGATATATCCCGTCCATTAACCTTCTTCACGTCAAATATCAGACTTTTCCGATAGCTAGCGGGAATATTACGTGTAGAACCAAAAGCGTAAATACGAGTCGCATAAGTTGTCTGGCTGTCACTGCGTGTCATGCTGTTGACATTCACATTCTCGGTATCCGTCAGGTTGCCAGCCTTAAAATCAACAGGAGAACTATATTCACAACGCCCGAAACAAATCTCATGATTTTCTATCCACCATTCACACTCCCATGTCTCCGCCATTTGGGTAAGTGCGTCAATCAGATTCGTATTATCATAAGATACGAGTTTGGAAGATTGCTCTACTGTATCATCTATTTTAGAAATAAACTCCTGATCCCTGAATTTATAGCCAAGAGCATTCAAGTTGTCAATAAATACTTTTAAATGAGTTTCAAGAGTAGCTGTCATGTTCCATCCAGCTTCTCTTCCTGTATTCTTTGGAGTATAGAAAAACTTTTTATTCTTCCATTTCCAATAATAAGCATCAAGACGCAGTTCGTAATCATACCCTCCTGTTTCTGCATTATAAACAGGTTTGTAAAGATCTATAAGTTCAAATATCCCCAATTCATTATCTATTCCATCTCCTAAATTGAAATAAACAGGATTATCCAAAGAGAACTTTAAAGTTATATAGTCTTCTTGCATCAACGTGAATTTACGCTTTGATCCCTTGTTTATTGGAGTAGAAAAACGAATATTTCCGGTTACATCTTTAATATCTACTATCATATTGTTCTATCATTAGGATTTGGTTCATAAAGTTTAAGAGTGAACTTGCCAATACCACGCATAAACTGACTAAACTGGCTACACGATTGATATATTGTCCTGTACACAACATTCGGTTGATACTTAGTTCTAACTTCAAGCATTCCTGTAGCCAATTCTTCACAAAAGCTATTGTACCTTTCAAAAAACTGCTGTTCATTGGAAGCTACCAAGTTTATGTTAAGAGTCAAGTTTCTTGTATCCAGTTTAGATTTCGTCACAATAACTTGTTTTCCGTGTTCTAATCTACTTTCATTCTCAATAAACACTTTATTAGAAACAGGTGTCATTAATTCTGACAATGAGGTATCATCCATACTAATTCCCCAAGTAGTGTAGGCATCTTTGCCGTTAAGGTATAATTCATCTTTCATATCTTTATATTTTTTGTGTATTTCTATCTATATTATCCAATTTCTCTCCAAACCCTAGCATCACTTTAGTATATTTTGCAATATCCTCCAAATGCCCATTAGACATGACTGCCAAATTTCTCATTTCCATTAAAAGAATATTTCCATCAGAAGCAGTCGTGCACAAAGAAGATAAACTACCCAAAACAAACAACATCGAATTTTTAATTTCTTCATTTGAAATTTGTAAAGCAGTAAAGCGTCCGTTCAATTCTTCCCCTGTATCCTGTGACATAGCAGCAAAGCCTGTTTGGCTAGAAGATTGCGAAGACGAACTTTCAGAAGCCCAATCAAATTGCTCCATTAAAGCATTGCGTTCAGCCATAGCATCTGAAACGATAGCATTCCAATCACGCTGCAAATTTTCATATTCCGTAGTAGTTATCCCCGCATCATCATCATTAGCTTTAGCAAATGCTTCATACCATGCATTAATTCTAGATTTATACTTATCGACAAGCATCGAATTCAAAATGGCTTTCTGCATATATTTCTCAAAATTATCCGCAAATTCTTCAGAAGAGGTTCCCATATCAGAAAGAGCATCAAGAAAACTACTATAAACATCATCAAAAGACGTTTGTGTCAACGATTGGTTCAACAGATCATGCATTTCTTCGGTCTTATCATTACAAGCAATTATTTGTTCCAAGTAATCACTCACATCCCCATCTAACTTAGCCCAGAATGTTGGAGCTTCCATCTGAAGCTTCTCCAATTGTTCAACAGAGAGATCAAACAATCCGGTCATACGTCCATCCCTTATCTGATTATATGCACTCGTACCAATGGCTTTCTCCGCTTCATTCCATCCCTCTCTGGACATACCATCTTTTATGCGAACCCCAATAGAATGTGAACCGGCACTTGCACCTGCATTCAGACGTTCTTTACCAAGTGTCCGCGCGGCATTTGCCTGTTTCTCTATTAATCCTAATGCACTTTGCGAGGCCTCAACAGCAGCTTTCCCCGTCAATGTTTCTAGTAATTCCTTTTGTTTACCAATAACAACATCAAGGACTTTCACATAATTCTCATAATTCTCTTTTGCTGCATTATAATCAGAGTAATCGGCACCAAACATATTTGCAATCTTCGTAGCTATCTGCAACGCAGCTCCGATTATAGCTAAAATTACAGAAGCCTTCTCTACTGTTTGTATAGATTTCGATGCAGCTTGTGAAGTACTACTCATAGCAGACGCAGATCCTGTTGCCAAAGTCACTATTCCATCTATCATTTGGAGAGTAGATGATGTAATACCACCTGCAGCAGATATAATCTCTCCGGCTGTACCACCAACAGCAGCACCTATTTCATCAAATTCTCTCTCTACCTTACTTAGTGTTTGATATAGATTTTGCCATTCTTCTATACTTCGTTTTCCTGGAGAGGGTTTCGTCTCCCTTTCTCTCTCATTAACTTCATTTTTTAACGAAGTTATCTTTGATCGTTGAACAGCTAAATTGGGATCATTAGGATGTAAAAATTGAGATCGTTGAAGTTCTTGCTCGGCTTGAAACAATGATTTTTTCAGTTCCTCCAAACTGAGATTTGCGATATTATCAGTCCAAGCCTTAAAAGAATCTTCGCGCATTGCAAATTCACTATCAACAGCTTTTAAAGCCTCTTCTTTCTGATAATCATGTTCTCCCAAAGTTTCTTTTGAAGCTCCAGCTTTAACCAGCGAATCTCTTTCTTTCTTGAATTTATCTTCTATAGTCAGACGTTTCTCCGCATAACCTTGATATTTTGACAACAAATCTTTATAATACAAAGAAGTTTCATTTCCTTGTTTTTTTATAGTTTGGTTCTCTAAATTATTAAACATCCTTTCTTCTTCTTGATTCAAAGATATTTTCGACGAATCAAAAGATTGACCTTTATTCTTCTCTGGATTAGCCTCAAATATCGCCTTTTCCGTATCTATTTTCTTTTGAAGATAGTCTGCTTTAAATTTTTTAAGTTCATCTATTTCTTTTTGATGATTAAATTTTAGCTGAGCCAGTTTCTTTTCTTCCCCTTCATCCATAGCATCAATTTCGGCTTGGGCATTTCTATTCTTCATATCCTCCATGAAATTAACTTCATCCAAAGTTTGCTGTTCTCGTATTCGCTTTATTTTACCTTCATTATCATCCGATTGAAAATTCTGATTATTATTTCTGTTCATAATCAAAACCTGTTTTAATCCTATAAGATTCTTTTAGTTCACCTAATTCTGTTATTCTCTCTTTCAAACTATTATCATCACCAACTCCCTTTTGAGCATTTTTTCGGAGCTCCATAATACTTTTTTCAGTCGTTCGTATATTCCTTATTAGTTCATCAAGTGATTTATTTTTTTCTACTTCTTTTTTATTTGATTTATCGAATAATATTTGAGTTACTTCTTCATCTGTTATTTTAAACTTATCCTTATATTCATCAAGAATTACCTCTGTAGCCTTTGTTTCCTTTTTTATCTCTGAACGTAAATTGAACACATTGTTTTTGAAATCAACAATTCCATCTTCAGCATTATTTCCCCATTTTATCTCCCAAAAAGTTGCCTTTCTTAACTCCTCTGATACATCCGATGACAAAGCAGTTCCATGCATAGTACTATCAAAGAATTGATCATAAAGATTAACTCCTTTAGTTTTACCATACTTTTCAACCAACGTTTCATATGCTTTCTCTAACTTTCCGCTGACAATTATATCTAATGAATCTTGTTCTGCTTTAAAAAAGGATTCAAACTTTCGCTGTCCAATAGATAAACGCATATTTTCCACCAATTGAGAATATACAGTTGAAAGATTACCTACACGCTCTATTTCTTCATCAAGGCCCTTATAATATTGTCCATAATTATCTACTATAGTTTTTTTTATATTATTATATGCCTCAGAGCCTTTTTTCACTTCTACTAATTTCTTCTCCAAAGATGACAATTTTGACATTTCTGAAGAAAGACCTTTTTCTACATTTGTATTAGCATTTCCTAATCTTTTATGTGCTTTTTCCAATTCCGTTTCAGCAGTTGTTACTTTGTAAATTGAGTAACTCAATCCAACAATAGCAGCAGCTACAAATACATAAGGATTCTTTAAAAGTGCCGCTGTATTAGACTTTATAGCCCCTGTGAACAATTTAGTTCCTGCTGCAGACATCGCCTGTGACTTAGTCAGAATCTCTCCTGATCTTGCTGCTAGCACCATCTCTAACCTAGCTTGCTCTACCACAGTTTTATGTAACTTTTCCAATGCAGTTAGAGATATAAGTACCGCTTTATAAGTACCATATACTCCTGCTAACTCTAAGACTGTTCGCCCCAATTGCTCATAATTCTCTAATACATATTTAACTCCATCCAAAGAATTATTAATAACATCTTCTTGTGATTTTCCTACCGTATTGAGCATCGCATCCCATGCACTACTCACACTGTTTAGTTTTCCCGCAATCGTTTTTGATTGTTCATCCACTAATCCATAGAATTGCCCTCCTCCATTCGTTAAAATTTCTACAACTTTTTGTACTTCTGGAAAACCTATTTTTCCAATAGAAACCATTTCGTCTATTTGCTCTATCGTAACTCCTAATATGCTTGCCAAACTTTCAAGCATCGGGATACCCGCCCCTGCAAATTGATTAAGATCGTCACTATATAAATGCCCTTGTTCCACAACCATCCCATAAAGTCCAGCCAAGCGCTCCAATGGAATTCCTACCCCCAATGCAATATCACCTAATCGGAGCAAAGTTTCATTAACCTGCTCAGTCGCAACACCACTTTCAATTAACTGCTTTGCTCCAGCAGACAATGTTTTTAATTCAAATGGAGATTGCGCTGCAACAGCTATCATTTGAGATACCAAAATATCTGCCTTTTCTTTACTTTGCAGTAAACTTGCAAAAGAAATTTCAAGTTGCTGAATTTCAGAGCGTACACGAATTACATCGTCAGCAAAACCTTTTAATGTTTCCATTCCACCTATAACATCAAAAGCTTTTTTCATAGTATTTGTCCATCCATTACTTACGTCACTCGCCTTTTTTGTCTCCGTTGTTATAGCATCAATAGAATTACGCATTTGTTCCGCCTTTTGAATAAAAACAAAACTATTTCCTTCAATATTAAAACTTAAATTTTCCATATTTATTATTTTTCAAATTATTACTAAACAAAATTATGGTAAAGTCTGAATATTATTAAATGAAATCATCATCTATTCATGACTAATCTCTAATAGTCACAGTATTTATCTTTTTACAGATAATTCTCTTATTTCACGACCTCCCAATCATCCATTTCAAAATATATTCCGTACATTTGCAACAAATTCATAAATAAAACAACTATATGAAAAAAATAGCAACAGTACTTATACTTATATTGCTTATAATTAGCTGCAATCATAAAAATAAAGGACTAATAAATCCTCAAGATTCAGATTCTATTATAAGAGTGGAAAAAAGAAATCAAGAAATACAAGACTCGCTGAACCAAATCAGAACTGACTCCTTGTCGTTAATAGCATGGGGAGACGCTAAATTCGGAATGAGCATTAAAGAAGTTTTAGCAACAGAATCTTTCAAAAACGGATACAAATATTCCTCCAAGGACTTTAATTCAATTTCTATGGATTTTGATAAAATATGGAAGCTAAAAGAAATCTTCAATTTAAATCTATCAGTAGGCCAATTAGAGGCTTATTTTCAAGAAGACGAATTGACTAAAATAGAAATTGAATCATACAAATTAACAGCTGATAAAATTAAGGAGTTAGTAGCAGATTGTGATATTTTCATTAATAATTTCACTAATAAATACGGGAATCCATCTTATCAATGCAGCAGAGTCAATATTTTAAATTTCGAAGCTGGCACAGTATTTACATATGCAAGATTCCGAATAGGGAGCAAAAGTATTACTATTAAACTAGGAGAAAGAAGTTCTGGGCATAAATATTATTACATCATATATATAGAAAATGATAAATTCCCCAAAAAGAAACACATTCAAACAGAGAAAGAAAAAAGGGAAGAACAAAAACGTATGGAAGAAACTGAAAAAATAAGAAATAATTCATTCTAA